ATTTTTCATTCTAACAATATAATTATCATCTGGTTTGTCATACCAATCTTTATATTTGGCTTGTTTTTTCATTTCTGCAATATCACCTACTATAATATGTTTGGTTATGGGTTTATTACCATTATGAACCCATACTACTAAGCTAGATACATCATAAGTCTTCAACCATAAATGATCTTGTCTATATCTAGTAGCATCCCGTGGAAAATATGGTTTAGGATTTGGAACTAATGCAATACCGTCATATTTTTCTGCTACAGCTGGCCAATCTATTCTTAACATACATACTAGCTTCAAACCTGTTGAATTTCTCAAACTTTTTTTACTATTATTACCACCATTTTGATTGAATAATTTGATTCTAGTAGGTCTTATACTAGGTCTTACACTAGGTCTTCTAGTATGTCGTTTAGGATGCCAATCAGGTTTAATAAGCTTTTTATGACAATACTTATTTTCAAATTCTAGATAATCCGCCTTAGTAGTTAAAACCAATATTCTAGAATAATCAACTTCTAATAATGTTAAAGTATTACTTGATAAATTCCATTCGCCTTTTGATGCCCATATTCCAAATGGTTTAATATATTCTATTTTTTGGAAATATTTAATAGGCTTATCATAATTATAAGAACCATATTTAGAATCTTCAACTCTTAACCATTGATTTGGTTTTAATATTTTAGATATTCTAGAAACTAATTTTATTGGTAAAACAATCGAATCTTCATCATAATATTTAGGAATTAGATTTCTTACTTTTTCAATCTTTGCTTCTTTTTGTTTTGGTGATATATCTAGCATATCTAGTATATCTGTCTATAAATATTACAAAATAATAAGATAAAAATAAATACAAAATAAATACAAAATAAATACAAAATAAATTATAAATTATAAATAAAACTTTATAAATTAAATCATCCGGAAAAACACATCTTGCTTTTCAAACATATCTTGGAATGAACCTTCTAGATTAACGGGGCCAAATTGGTCTTCATATATACTACGCGGGATGAACCTATATTCAATAACGGTTTTAGTTTCCATATTTTGTATTAACTTTTTTTGATATCCTAGAGCCATCATTATTAGGCCAAGAACAAGAATAACTATAACTAGACTTTTCATTTATAGTAATTAATTCGGATGTAATACCTTATTAACTAATACGTCAGTGTTAGGTAATACCTTATTAACTAATACGTCAGTGTTAGGTAATACTAATATATAGGGTATATTTTTTTGTTAAATATTTTCTTTTCAATAAACATCTAGCATATGAACTAAAACAGATTAAAGTGAACTAAAACAAATTAAAGATTATATAAATATAGTTTTAATTTCACTCATCATCCCGGCGTGGTTGCAAACCCGATAATGCACGTGTCGTTTTAACTCTTTGCCTACAACCAATCCCACTTTATAACTGCTAGGAGAACGGAATCGTAGAATGGCATTCCCTTGCGCATCTGCCCGGACTACGCCGGAATTATCATACAGTGCATAGGCATCCCACGGATTGCTAATAGGTTGCAACGCCGGAGAACTAGGTTCACTAGCCCAATATACCACATTGGCGCTGGGTTTGACTTTAATAGATACTGCAATATTTGCATTGGCAGGAACCTTTTCTGCTAGAGAACCACACGGATACACAGTAGAACCTAGGAATGGGAGATAAAAATTCCGGCTACCTACAAACATAATAACTGCCGCTGCAATGGTTAGGCTGCAAATAAATGAAATCCACGGATATCGGTTAAACCAGCTTGACACTGGATATCCATTTATTTGGACTAGGAATAACATAGTCGCTAGGATAAGTACAATATGCCCGCAGAATTTAGTGTATATCCAAGCTTGGCTTTCGGTGCTGGGATGTGTAAAATCCATTTTTATTTACCAGTTTTACGATACTGGGGTTTTGCTAGATACTTATTTGATATCTATTTATTTATAATAAAATAAAAATAGAAAATATGAAAATTGTAATTTATATTTTAATTAGAATACAAACACTCAGTTTTTAATGGAGGGGATAATACCCCCCTCTTTCATAATATTTTATATGAAAAATAAAAATTAAAAACCCGCTAGATAAGATTAAAGAATAAATAGAAGATTGCAAAAAACTATTAGCAAAGCATACAAATAATTCTAAGTAATTTTTTACTATGATGTTAGAATTAAACCTTATCTAATAATAGACATATCTATCTAGAATGCCACGTTCCCATTCCCGATCACGTGGTGCGGCACGCGTTCAATCTGGTGGTGCTTCAAATATAAATGCAACTTGCCCGCCATCTAAATTCAGTTTTCTATCCGGTTGCACGAGTTGGACTACAGCAATAGCGACGTTAGCATTGCTAGCTGTATTGGTGGTAGGTTTGCTTATTACTCTTAATAGGGTGGGTATGCTTGTTACTAGTGGTCGGGGAACTATGATGATTGTAAATGATATTGCCGCCAAGGTACCAGACACATCAATGAATGACCCTCCCACATCTACTTGTTCTACTGGTTCCACTGATTCCACTTGTTCTAGCGGTAATATAACATTCTCCCGTCCTAAAGAATTATTTGAATCTAATGATACTAAGGATGATAATCATAATGGAACTGGAACACCCACTAGTGATCGTATTCGTTATCAAGTGAATCCAGTTATTCGCGATGTGGTTTCTTATCGCCAAAATCCAAATGTTATCTCTTATGGCCGATATGAAGCAGAGAAGAATATAGAACGGATTATAAATCCATTGCTACCACCCGAACGTAGCTATACCAACACATACGGAATCCCAATAAATATCCCTTCTCGCGGGCCGTTCCAGTCTTATCAGCAAATAGGTATTCTTTCTAAAGATGAAATTGCCGATCCAGACAAAATTCCCGGCAATAATAATGATTCTAATATTCTGCCACTCTTTGGTCGACCGACATATGCAGGTTCTAACCGTTGGAATTATTATACCACTAGTGATAAATTCCAATCCGTAAAGCTACCTATTAATATCGATGGTCGTAAATGTACGGATGATCTTGGATGTGATGAACTACGAGAAGGTGATATGGTGTCTATACCTAGTTATAATGGTCGGTTCCGAGTGGAAATATATGATTTTGATAAGCCACGATATATACCTTTTGTTTATTGATTACATAAAAATTGAATAATCTTATTGTCAGTAATAATACATAAAACATAACACATAACACATAATACATAACCAATAACAAAAAAACTTAAAAAAATAAAAATGTGTTCTATCGATCGGCGCGGTAATTGCACTAATTGGTATTGTTCTTGTTCGGGTAGAGTGTATGGCATTCATCTTAAAAAATCGTGGGCTATATATGAAATAGAAGACCGTCCGTGGTGGAATCGCGTTATTGGTTGGTTTATTAATCTTAAAAGGAAACCTTCAGTTTATCCGCCGCCGTTATCAGTAGAAGAACTTATGCACCAAAAACAAAACACAGATATAATGCGTCGTAAATATGGTTTGCTAGAAGATGAAGACGAAGATAAAGACGAAGATGAAGAAGTTTAATAAGAATGTAAATAGTGATTTAGAACTTGAGATAAAATAATTAATTTTGTTTTTGTAATTTTTGCAATTGCTTTAGTTAAATAAGTTGTCATGATATATGTTTAATAAAATTATCTTGTTCTTTAGTTAATTTATATTTAGTTGAACTATCATCAATTTCGTGAATAAATCCAGTATTTTGTAATAATTTATATATTTCTCTGGCACCTTGCAATTTACCATTACATTTATGTTTGCAAGGAAAAGTCTCATAACATAATGCGCCAATTTCTATACTATCCCCAAAATTAATAACTGCACTAAATACCTTTGCAAATTTCTTACTTTGTGTCTTAGCATCCTCGATTTGTTTCGGTGTCAACGGTGGTAGCGCCGGTGGTGTTAATTTTTTAAGATAATCATAATTCTTTGCTGCCATTTCTTTTGCAAAATCATTGTCATATACATCTCCTAATGATGCCATTTCTATTTTTAGTTTTAGTTATTTTTCTAGTTCTAGTTCTTTCGTGTTTGTTGATTTTTATGTTAAAAAAATATAACTTTTGAAATGAGCATTACCTATTTTTCCCTTATTCTTATTATTATTCTTATTATTATTCTTATTATTATTCTTATTCTGTTAACACTTATAGGCATTTAAGGAATAGATGTTAAATGCATATTAAATTTTTACCTTATTGAAATATAGAACCTACTATTTGATTGAATGTCTTCTCACATTGCATATCTAGTTTTACTTGTGCTTACAGTAGTAGTACTAAGTATATACTTATATCAAAATAGATATCAAAACCCTAGGGAATCTTTCTTAACTAGCGAGTCCCAGATTCTACCGCCTTTAATTAATCTAGCGGCCGGGGATATCCATCTTATAGCAGATAATAACCCGGCTCTAATTAAAACCCCAATCTTTAATTATCCATTGAATACTATATCCATTGCGGATGATACAAATCACAAGGTGTATGTATCGGTATTTATGCATACCCCCTTTCAATATAACACTACTACGTATACACCTCTAGGACAATATATCCGGGTTAGCACAGAACCTCTAGATATAACAAATATCAATTCTAACCTAATGGTGGATATTCGCACTAAAGGATGTCTTAATTATCTCTGTTCTGGCACCTATTATCCGCAGGATTATAATCTTATTTGGACGAGCGATACTTCGCCAGATAGCGGAACAATTTTTAGTGTATGGCGGCCGGTTGCACCATCTGGAATGGTAGCATTAGGCGATGTTATTGTTTCCGGCACTAGCAAACCCGCTAGGGACTATATAACTTGTTTACCAATTACAATGTTATCATTCGCTGGTATATCAAATGGCATTCTCTGGCATGGTAAAAATGATATAGGATTAGATGGCTATTGCTGGGGTGCCGGTAATTTTGATACTTTCCGGGCTAGCAATACTTACGGCGCAACTATGCCAGAGTTGAGTCTAGTATATAATTTCGATACTCAAGTAATTCGTAATAATTTAATCACTAATGGCGGCACATCAACAACCAACCCATTGCAAGTAAATGGTAATGGTGTTCATATTTGATAATGCAATTAAAACGTAAACGCAAAAGTAAAAATAAAAGTAAAAATAAAAGTAAAAGTAAAAGTAAAAGTAAAAGTAAAAAATTGATATAAAAAAGGCTAGATGAATTTATATATCAAATAATTATACTATTTAATAGTAATAGTAGATTCAAATTCTAGAAGATGATTCGTCTAGATTCCCGCGCTAGTGAAAAAGAACAGATATTTGAACTTATTGGCTCCGCGATTGATAACAAGGATTATGAATTAGAGTGCCTTTTTAATAATTCTGGTTCGCGAGGTAAGTCTTACTATCATATAAACCATAATAATTTTATGGCCATCCTAAAACGGTTCAAAGCCAATCCAGAATTCGAAGTAAAAACACAATCTCGGCTAGCTATTACTTTCCCTGATTCCAATCCAATGATGCGTGGTGTTCGTGTCCTAGTAAAAGGTCAAGGTGCTATAAATGCCTATTGTAATGCAGATTCATTTGCAGCTATTATCAACTCAGTCGATATGGAAATGAAAACCCGCCCCAAAATCCGGCTAGTATCCCTAGAAATACCCAATTATAATATTAAATTTAATATCAAACAGGAAGTTAATTTTAATAATGATGCAGCAAAAGTGCGAGATATCCAACGGGAATGGCCAGATGTTATGAAAAATTATCGTTATAAGAAGACATTCTCTTTCCTTCATAAAGGCGGAGACTTTCAATTGGATGTATCTATAGTAAAGGCCAGTACTAGTATTGACCGTTTTATAACTGTTGGTGAAGTGATTAAGAATAATCTAATTAGGTCTGTAGTAAAACCGCGCGATGTGAAACTAGGTGTTGGTGCTTGGTGGCGATCTATTGAAAATCGACCAGACGAAAAAGTACTAATTCGAAATGGTTCTGATTTCTTCAAGAATATTAAAGAAAGTGGCGTCTTTGTAAACACCCCTACCTACGAAGTAGAAGTAGAATATACCCGCAACAAACTAGGGGATAAGCCACGTTTTAAGAATGCCGATGCTAGAAAGGAATATATAACCCGTGAATTCCAGGGGTTCTTCCGCTATATTGGCGCAGTATTACAATGTATACAAGGTAGTAATTATATTCTCAGTAATGAAGAGAAATCCGTAGTACAACATGGTTTTTCTAAAGTGGTACTGGATAGTATTACTGAAGATTTGCTAGTTGGTAGTGGTAAAATAGATGATACACGTATTGATGCCAATAAACGTGCTGCGGCACATAAGGCGCATATAAAGAAGCAACGTGGAGGATTCGAGCTGGATATGGATGGTGATATTAATTTTTCCAAGGCAGTAGATGGCGAGACCGCCGAAACTAAGATTATTGGTAGAGAAACAGAACCAGAACAACCAGAACAAACTGGCGGCGGTTATAGCCGCGTTGATACCGATGATGATACAACAGATGAAGAAACTACTGACGGAGAAACCCCAGATGAAGTAGATTCGGGAGAATCGAAAGAATCGAAAGAATCGAAAGAATCAAAATTAAACCAATCCGGAGGTGCTAGACGTATTGCAGAACTAAAATCATTAATAACTCAGCAATTTCAATATAAAGGTATATTCTTTGGTCCGTTGATTGTGGATTTATCAGCGAATCAGGCAATGAAACTAGATCCGGAAGCCTTACCCGATATTGCTACCAACACTAATATACAGATTAATTATCTGGCAACCGATAAAACGGATGGCGAACGTAATCTTATGTTTATTGATAGTAAGGGTGCCGTGTATGGTATTGATCGTGAAAGCAATATCAAATCACTTGGTTTGGTAATGCCATCATTACGAGATACTATCCTTGATGGCGAATTAGTATCACGCACTGAAGATGGCCGCGCATTAAATAATTTCTATATATTTGATGCTTATATATATCAAGGAACTTGTATTATGCATCGTCCTTTCTTGATTGGCCGCCCAGAGGGTCGTCATTACGCTATTGTGGAAGTCGTTCGATATTTTGAAACAGGTAATAATATTATTCAAACAAATGACAAACTCCCATTATTGATATACAAGAAGGATTATTTACCTGGTAATTCCGCTCGAACATATGAATCCCTAGATTCAGATTCCCAAACCCAAATGCAACTTAATTGCGAAAGGTTGTTAAATAAAATGAATCAGGAATATGGCGGATACTTAGAAGTTGGACACTTATTTCCATATAAAACGGATGGTTTAGTATTTCTACCCAATAACATGGGTGTTTTCCAAAGCAGGGAAGGTATTTCAGCATTCGCTGGTGGCAGTCATCCTTTTCGAGCTAGTCGCTGGAATCTCAATTACAAATGGAAACCAGCCGATTTATTAACAATTGATTTCCGTGTGGATTTCATTAAGAGTATGGATAAGGGCTCTCACGGTAAGACTTTATATGAATATCGCGGAGACCAGAAATACGTACGAGTCCAATTGAAAACCGCGATTTATCAGAACCGCACGGAAGATAACAATGCATTAAATTTCTATTTGCTAAATTCTGGTGTGAAATTGCAATCATTACCAGAGAGTTATCCGTTCTTTTCGGTCAATCCGTTCTTGGGTGAATTTGATAGTGATGGGATAATGAAGAATTATATGTCTGATGCATTATTTCCGGTAGATGTAAATGATAATGTTTATTGTGATTCTGGAGATATACTTACAGACGGGCAAATAGTTGAATGTTCTTATGCACGGGATATCAAAGACAAACAAATGCGTTGGCATCCCCATCGGGTGCGCGCAGATAAGCAGTCTCCCAATTCATATTTAGTGGCAGCTGCTAGTTGGTATCTCATCAATAACCCTATTACCCGAGATTTCCTAAGTGGTGTAGTCGATTCTTCAACAGAAGAAGGTAATCTAGAAGATGCCGTATATTACTCCGATAATAAAGAGACTAATTTTCTTACAAAACCGCTTAATGATTTTAATACAGGATTTGTTAAAAGCTATCTTATCAATCGCGCATTAACAGGATATATCAGGCCGAAAGTTTTGGATTTGGCAGTTGGTAAATTAGCTGATATGTCAAAATACGTACACGGAGGTGTTAATACTCTAGTTGGTCTTGAAATCGGGTATGATGGTTTAAATAATCCAGTAAACGGTGCGTGCAAACGTATGCTAGAATGGGCTAAACGTTCTCCTGCGGTAGCAAAATTGGCCGACCGCACTATGTTGATTGTAGGAGATGCAACTAAGAATATTTCAAATGGCGAATGCACCCGTGATTATTTGAACCGATACTATCTAGATGTATTATATGGGAGGATGCCAGGTAATACACCTAAGTTGAAGAAATTAGAAGGTGTAGCGTTAGAGGGTTTTGATGTTGTATCCTGTATGTATGCTATACATTATATGATGGATACTGAAGATACTCTAGATGCTTTTCTGCGAAATGTAAGCGAAAACCTGCTAGACCAAGGCTATTTTATTGGAACGTGCCTAGATGGTATGAGTGTTTTAAAAGAAATTGGACGTAGCCAAGAATTGAGCGGTGTTATTGGCGATAAGACTATTTTCAAGATTCGCAAGATGGATACTGCCACCGATGCATATAAGAATATTACGGTTGGAAATAAAGTGCTAGTGTATTATGAGAAATTTGCAGGTCAGTTTCCTGAAAACCTGGTGAATATGTCTTATTTACGAGAACGCGCACGAGATCATAATCTTAAGTTGCTAGAGTATAGAACTTTTCTAGAGGAACCGGGTAATTTACTATCACAATTTGAAACCACACATAAACGAGAAGCTGCTAATATCAAAGAAGAAGATGCACTTATGACCTGGGCGGGTTTTAATGCTTATTTCATATTTCAAAAGGTTCGGGATTAGTTTATAAATCGCATAACCTCTTTATTTATCTTTTCACTTGCTAGATACTTTATTGTGCTATTAGAGATATCCGCCAGAGGTAAATCTATTTTGTATCTAGAGTTTATGTATTTTGTTTCTTTGTCTTTGTCTTTTTCTTTTTCTATTTTTTTAATTATAGATGTTAAATGTGAATCTTGTGAATATCCCATTACTATTTTCTGGTTAGATGATTGCCCGCTGGATAATGCCTCGATTTGCTCGATATTGCTAGGCATATGTGCCACATATCGCGATGCTTGCTCATATAATTCGATTCCCGCATATTCTAGAGGTTGTAATCTTAAAACCCTCAAAGCATCATAAAATCTCTGGCTATGTGCTAGGTCTTTTTCTATCACGGTAATATATCTAGTAGGTAGTAAATTCGCACGGAATTCGGGATATTGATTAGTTATCACACGGCGGAGTGTTGTAAGCAGAGAAATCTCTTGTGATTGTTGTCGCTTCATTTTAGCTACGTTTGCTAGATATTCTAAAATGGTAGTATCACATTTGGTACCACTTGTTCGTGAGTTGTTATATTCGGCGGTATATCTTAGTAGCTGATCGTGTTCTAGAGCCTTTCGAATTGTATAACGCTCTATATAAATGGGTTGAACGATATAATCTTGTTGCAAGTAATCTAGCAATAGATAAGTGGAATTGATGGAACCATTCCAGAATATATATATCTTTCTAGCAGATGAGTTTGTTAGTGATGCTAGGTTATGTATAGCGTTTAGCTCATCGGGACGTGTGTAATAGGTACTAGTAGTCTTTTCATTATTGGAAAGATACCTTCGTATAGCATAAGTAGCAGCCCCAAGACCTAATATACCAATGATACCAGTTATATAATGTCGGGAAACACGTAATATAATATCGTCCATTCTAGACTGTTATATTATTTTAAATGCTATTTGAATAAAGAAAGATAGTCTAGATAGTCTAGATGGTGAATAGAAAAAATAAAAAAAAATAAGCTAGCATCTCTAGGCAAGCTTTTCTAATTTATTTAGTTCATCTAAGCTGACACAGATAACAGATAATAACAGATAATAACAGATAATAACAGATAATAACAGATAATAACAGATAATAACAGATAATAACAGATAATAACAGATAATAACAGATAATAACAGATAATTAATCTACA